TCCCATTAGTTCAATCGCAAATCATTACGCCTGACGCTTTTCAACAATTTTTAATGTTTGTAAGCAAACCATTTAAAGTTGGACGCAATGTTGAAGAAGCTTTAAGCAACAAAGACCAGCAACCAGAAGAAAAACAACCTTCTGCCGAACAAATGCTTGCACAAGCGCAAATACAATTAGAGCAACAAAAATTAGAACTAGAAGCGCAAAAAATGCAATCTAATGCTCAACTAGAACAGCAAAGAATTGATATTGACAAAGCCAACAGCTTGTTTGAGTTAGAAAAGCATCAAGATACCATGGAGTTTGAAGACGTTAACCGCCAAGCAGACAGAGACGCTAGACGTCTTGATGCGATTGTAAAAGCACGAACGGAAGTTCTAAACGATCAAATTCGTAATGCTAATCAACCAACAAATATTTAATATGAAAAAACTAGATTTTGTTAGATCAACAAAAAAGTACATGAGCGGAATTATTTTTGAGATTAAAAGAATCGGAGACAAAAGAGTTTCTTTGGAAATTGTAAAACCTTTGCCAGATAAAGATGGCTTTGTAACTAGATATTTTAAAACTGGAAGAACTGAAAGTATTTCTATTTCTAAATATAGAACTATGACTAGAGAGTTTTTCGATAAATCATTTAAACATTAAAAAATAGGAGGAAAAATGGCTAAAAAACCTGTAAAAAAAGGAACTAAAAAAGGCGGAAAAATGTACTAATCTATAACAATTAATAAAATTATGAAAAAAGGTTTGTACGCGAATATTCATGCTAAAAGAAAAAGAATCGAAGCGGGTTCTGGCGAAAAAATGAGAAAAGTAGGAACAAAAGGAGCTCCTTCTGCAAAAGATTTTAAAGACGCTAAAAAAACAACAAAAAAATAAATATGCCGAAAAAATCTATCAGTTTAAGTCTAGGCAGGGGCGAAAAATCATCATCAGGTGGATTGACTGCTAAAGGTAGGGCAAAATATAATAGCGCTACTGGTAGTAATTTAAAACCGCCAGTAAGTGCTAGTCGGGCAAAAAAAAGCCCTACCGATGCAAATCGTAGAAAATCTTTTTGCGCTAGAATGTCTGGAGTCGAAGGACCAATGAAAAAGAATGGCAAACCTACTAGAAAGGCATTAGCTTTAAAAAAATGGGATTGTTAAATGACAATTCAAAAATTAGTTAAAAATGAGCTTGGGGGTTATGAGTGGATTAATACTGATTCATTAACTCCCAAGCTTGTTAAAGGAAAAGAAGATTTGACTGTTGATGGCTACATTAGCAAGCATGGTGGCATTTTTAGCCACGCTGACAGTAAAATGCACTATTCCAAGCGTTCTTACATGGACGGGATAAAAGCGGTTGGTTGTCACATTAAAGATTATAAATAATCTCTTGACAACTAAATGTTGTTTTAAATTATAACATTGCCTACTACTAATAGTTAAAATTATATTATGACTCAAGAAAAAAGTTCAAACGAAGTTTTGTCTGAAAAGTTAAATGAATTCTTTCCCGAAGAAATTGTGGAAGCAAAAGAAGAGATTAAGGAAATAATCGAGCCTAAAAAGGCAGTCGTTCCTAATCCTATGCTTGAAGAATTTGAAGATGAATTAGAAGAAGAGGAGATAGAAACTCCCGAAGCAGAAGAAAAGAATCCTGAAGTTGAGGAAGATAAAGAACTGAATAGGAGACTTAGCGGTCATCCTAAAGAGTTTATTGATCTCGTCAAATCGGTACAAGATAAAGAGTGGCAAACTAAGATTGTAGACGCAGGGCGATTATACCGTGCAACAAATGACAGACTTAGTCTTGAACTTGGAAATCTAAAAAAAGAGCAATCAAGCACAAGGGAACTGATCCAATTTATTGATCGCGACCCTGTTGCCGCTCTAAAACACATCGCCAAAGTCACTAAAATCGACTTAGGCAGTCTCGTTGATGCACCTGTTCAAGATGAGGACGATTACGAATATCGCACCCCTGAAGAGAAAGCCAGAGACAGAGAGCTAGAAGATATTAAGCGCGAATTACAGAATTTAAAAGGTCAAAAATCACAAGACGAACTTCTGACTATTGAGCAAGAGATAAACTCTTTTGCTGATAGTGCAGATGAGGAAGGCAATCTAAAATACCCTCATTTTGAAAAACTACAAGACACAATTTTTGATATTTTAGGAATGGAAAAGCAAAAGCTTGGATTTCCTAAAAATGCGGCAGAACGCCAACAAAGATTGTTAAAAGCTTACCAAAAAGCAGTTTTGCTTGATGATGAGTTAGTAGAACAAAGAGATGCGGAACTTTTAGAAAAAGCAAAAGCAAAAAGACCTGCCGAAATTGAAAAAGCTAAAAAGCTTAAAAAATTTACCGGACGTTCTCCTTCTGCTGGCGTTAAACCTGCTTCATCTAAAGACGCTTTATCTAGTATTTATGATTCTTGGGCTTCTGGTAATTTATAAAACTTAATATCTATTTAACAATTAAATAGAGAATTAACATGCCTAATCCAAATGTGTCACAATTGTTGACAACCACTCTGGACAACTACAAACCAGAGATTATCAGCAACATCCTTAACAACCACCCGTTGTTAAATCGTCTTCAAGCTAAAGGAAATATTATCAAAGCCTCTGGTGGTGCGACTTTCCAAGAAAAGATTTCTTACGCTTCTAATGGAACTGTTCAATCACAAGGTGAATATGATACTTTCAACACCACCCCACAAGATGTGCTTTCAACTGCTACTTTCGCGCAAAAAATCATCACTGGTACTATGACCATGACCGATTTAGAAATGAAACAAAACAGCGGCAAAGAAGCTTTCATCAACCTTGCGGAAGCTAAGAAAAAAGTTCTTATCGAATCTTTGAAAAACTATCTTGGTTCTCAAATTTACGCTGACGGAACTGGTTCTGGCGGTAAAGAAATTGGTGGTTTACAACTTTTAATTGCTGATGCTCCTACTTCAGGAACTGTTGGTGCAATTAATCGCGCAAATTATCCAGTATGGCAAAACAAGTTGTATGATTTTTCTGTTGAAGCCGTTACTGCTTCTGCATTGACAATTCAAGGCGCTTTTAACACTCTATGGACTCGTTGCCAAGCACAAGCTGGCGAACTTCCTGATTTGATCGCTTGTGATTCTGTATATTTCTCTTTCTTTGAGACTTCATTACAAACTAATCAACGTATCACTGACCCTTCCATTGGAGCCTTAGGCTTTTCAAGCTACAAGTACAAAAATGCTGACGTGTTTTATGATCCTGAATGCCCTGCTTCTCATGCGTACTTTATCAACACAAATCACGTATTTTTAAAATACTTAGGAAAAGATTTGCTTGAAGTAGGCGAAACTATGCGTCCAGTAAACCAAAATGCTTACGTAACTCCGATTGTTTTCACTGGCAACATGACCATTGACAACGCAAGAGTACACGGCGTTATGCATGCTTAATTAATTTAATTTAAAAGGATTTAAAATATGTCTAAATTTGTTGCTGTTGACAGCTTAGTGATTCCACAAGCTATTGACGAAACTTCATTAGTTCAACTTTTGCCACTAGGCACTAGAGTCAAAGCTATTGATATCGCTTCTACCGCTTACGGTCAAGGCGAATTTATTTATTTAAAAGGCGTTGCTTCTACTGTATTAGGAAGCATTGTAACCTATTCTCAAGATGATGGTTCAACTGCTTTGTTGGTTGCTAACGCAATTGATCCAGTAGCTGTATCAATGTCTGATAACGGAGCTTCTTCTTATGGCTGGTATCAAATTTTTGGTAAAGCTGTTGGTAAAGTGTTGGCTGGTTTTGTTGATAACGCAAACTGCTATGCAACTGCAACCGCTGGTTCAATCGACGACGCTGTTGTGGCTGGCGATAGAGTGAAGTGCATGAAAGGCGCTTCTGCTATCAACACACCTGCAACTGGTTTGGCTGAATTAGATATCCAATATCCATACATGGATGACGGCTTGGCTGCTTAATTGTAGACAAGAAAAGGAGGGGGCATAAAACACCCCCTCTATTTATTAATTAAAAAAATAAAAAAATGACTAACTTAGTTTTAGATGTTAAACCTTCGCAATTAGTTCTTAGCAAAAGTGGCGCGCTTAAAGTAGCTTTCTTTGATAGACTTTGTAAAGTTAATGTAAAACGTGATAATAAAGACCGCATAATTAGCTCTGATGAGGTTGCTAAACTTTTTATTCATATTGAGATCCCACACGATCCAACAACTGTTGTCATTAGACCAGTTAGAGAAGATAGAGTAATTGACGGCGATGATGTCCGCTGGGTTTCTGAAACCGAACTATACACAAGAGCTTATGACAAATATTTAGCTTTGAAAAATGCTGTAGTTTACAATCCACAAGCTGAAATCGAAGAACTTAAAAAGAAATTAGCTGCTGCTGAAGCTGCTAAAAGCGAAGTAAAAGAAGAAGATATTGCTGCGCTTGAGAATGCTCCTAAAAGAGGCAGAAAACCAGCAGTAAAAGAAGAAACTAATTTAGAGGCGTAAATGACACTTTTAACCATTGCACAATCAATTCTAAGGGAAACTAAGAATAGTAGCATTCCAATGTCTATTATTGGCAATACTCAAGACGTTGCCTATCAGATTCTTGAAGTATTGAATGTGACAATGGTTGAACTTGCGCGTTCTTATGAATGGCAAGAACTGCAAAAAGAAAAAACATTTAATTCAGTAGGCGCAACTGAAGGCTATGATTTGCCGTCAGACTTTGACAGATTTGTAAATGAAACCTTTTGGAACATTAACGAAATGTGGCCTGTAAAAGGTCCGATGACACCAGAAGAATGGAGAATATTAAAGAACTCTACTATTTCAGGTGGTGCTACAACTGAATATTTTCGTATACGTCAAGGGCAAACTTTAATTTTCCCAATTCCTGCTTCTGTAAATTCTTACATTTACGAATACATTACCAATCAAATTATCAACAGTTCTGTTGGAGCTGGACAAACAGCTTGGCTTGCCGATACCGATGTTCCGGTAATTGATCCGTATATTGTGCGCCTAGACGCAACTTGGAGATGGCTAGAAAAGAATGGTCGCCCTTACGCAGAAGAGCAAAGAACGGCAAACAATGCAATTGCAGAACGTGTAAGAGTAAACGGCGCAAGACGTAAAGTAAGACATAACTACAGCAATTTTGATGTTAAAATTGGATATCCACAATTAATTGTAGCTCCATAATGCCTTTAAACATTACAAAAAGCACAAGACTTTCGACTGAATCAAATCAAAACTCTAACTATCTTGGTCTAGGGCAAGAAAGAAGCGGTTCCGCCCTACGTTCAAATGTTCCCGCTCCAACAGGCGGCTTAAATACTAGAGATTCAGAAAGTGTCATGGAGCCAACCGATGCGGTAATAATGGAAAACTGGTTTCCATCTCAAGGTTCGGTTTCTACTCGCAAAGGTTTTATCGAATATGCCACTGGTTTAAGTGGATACGTTGAGACGCTTATAGAATATAATGCAAACACAACTCGTAAATTTATTT